GTATCAATCACATATATCCATTCATCTATGGATATTTATTTACCCTAGTCCAGAGTTAAATCTCATAAACTCAATAGCATTTTTAATTTGGTATGTTCTGTTCTGAACCATTTTAAGAATACTTTCAATATAAACAAGCATTGTATCGTAGTAATCAATTTTTAAACATACTGTAGATAACTTTTCATCAGCATCAAGATACTTTTGCATTGTATCTTTATCACGAATCTTTTTGGGAAAGGGGTTATCTATGTAAACTTCTGGGTCTGACTTTCCTGAATAATATTCATATCTTTCGTGACGAATATTTCTTTTCTGCTGCTCCGCTTTTTTTCTTAAAAGAAAAATGGTATTATAAAGTTCAAAATATTTTGCATGAAGAGTGGGAATATTTGTTGACTCGGTATGTAGATTGTCCATATCAATCTTGGAGTCTTTTTCCCACATCTCTTGAATTTTATCAAGATCAATTGTCATAGAGAGTTGCCAGATAAATCTGTTATATTGTAGATAGTATACTTGAAACTTACGTCTGCTGTAAAGTATTGTATGTCAGTGTCTGTGGCATCAAAAGTTATTGTTGACAATGAATATGGAAATAAATCTTTAAAAAATACTTGAAATTTTGCTACCAAATTACTATTCAGAATTTGTAGAGTTCCGTCTGAATAAATGTTTTGCCTATCGTTTGTATAATTTCCTTGAATAATTCCTTCGTTACTAAGATCTCTAAATTGCTTTACATCTTCTGGATATCCTAGACCTCTCATCCAATTTTGTATTTCCATATAATTTTCAAGATTTTCGTCAACCAAAAATCTTAAATTCAAATCTCCAAATTCCAACTTATCTCCAGGTACTGGAATATCTCTAAGATATGATGGTTGATTTGCGATACCTAGATTAATATCTGGGATATTTGCTTGATTACAGAAAAATGCTACCTTTGGACTTCTTTTTAAAACAAACTTAAATCCAGTAGGTGATAGAAAATTTCTATTTTCAATTTGGGATGGTCTTCCTGCCATTTTTTCTAACTATTTAGATAAAAAAAGGGGTCCTTTCGGACCCCCCCAGAAAAACCTTTGTGAAATAAATCACATGAGGTTCTTAACAGCAACACGTCTGTAGTAACGGTTTGCGTTAATGTTGAGACCACCAAGACCCTGGTTGGTTCCTTCCGCGAATGGGTTAGCGACCATGCCGTAGCGGGTCTTAAAGCCAATCTTTGGCTGGAAGGTGTTCTCGCCAACGGCACGAACCATTTGGAGAGGAACATATGGGCAATAGAAGAGTCCAGCGTCATAAGGTGAAGAACCCTTATAACCAACAACATAGTACTGGTTGCCTGGAGTGCCGTTAGCAGCAGTCAGGTTAGCAGCATATGGGTCGATGTAGACACGGAATTTGCCCATCAGAGTACCAGCAAAGGTGTTGCCGGTGTCATCAACGTTCAGGTTAGCGTTGAGTGCTGGGGTGTAGTCGAGAACACCAGCCATGGTCAGTGCTGAAGCAACGTCAGCAGAGCACATGATGATGTTGCCCTTTCCGCGACGAGTTCTTTGTGCGATTGCGTTAGCATCACGCTCGATTTGGAACAGAAGACCCTTGAACTTCTCAACAGACCAACGACCATTGGAGTCGATGTCTAGGTCAAAAGTACCAGCAGAAGCAACGTTCTGAACAGCACCCTGCTCAGCAACCTTGTAGATGGTTCTGATGACTTCACGGTTGATTTCAGCAAGAATCTCAGTTGACAGAATGTTTGCCAACTCAGCTTCTGCGTTCAGACCGTGAATTGCCTTAAGGTCCTGAGCAAGCTCAAGTGAGTACTCAGCCTTCAGTGCGCGTGACTTAGCAGTAACGGTAACTTTCTCAATCGAGAAAGCCATTTCGTTAAACTCGTTGCCGGTGCCGTCGCCAAGAGCTTCAGCATCATCGGTACGCATACCCTGACCAACATTGTATCCTAGTGAGGATGCAGATGATACTGGGTTGAGAACTGATGGGTTGGTGCCTGACTGTGCGGTCGTACCAAGACCAGCATTTGCATCACTGAATCCATCAGTGAGGTTGCGGGAATTGTTCTGACCAGACCATGCGGTGTCTGCTTCGTTGAACAGAGCTTCGCTGCCACTCTGGGTAGCATAGCGGGAACGCATTGCGAAGATGAGTCCAGTAGGACCACTCATTGGTTGAACGCCAGCGAGGTCATAAGCGACCAGGTTAGGCATTGAACGTCTGATCAGTGAGATCAGAACAGGGTCGAAACCAGCAACAGGACCAGCATCAGTTGCGTTAGCACTGAAACCAGCACTAGCTCCAGATTGAGTGTTAACGTTAGGAGCTGCTTCTGTCAGGAATGAACCCGAAGTTGCGAAAGCGTTTTGCTCTCTTAGGAATTTTTCTTGGTTTTCTAGCAGGACTGCGGTTACCGCTCTTCTGTGCGAATCTTTGATTGAATCAAGACCCTCATAGTTGAGGAGAGGTGCCCACTTTTCCTGCAGATGCTCGGATTGGAACATTTGCGTTTACCTTTGTTGTGTGGATGTTTTGTTTGAATTATATTAAATTCAATTATTTGCTAAATGATGAGAGAGTTCTCAGATAAGTTGACATAGTGCCAGTCATATCTGCGGGTGAACTGTCTACTCCCTCAGAGAGGGACTCAGTTTTAGCAGAAGGAGATACTACTCTTGAAGGGAAATATGATTCCTTCAATGTCTCCAGCTTTTCACGATATTCTTCTTCACTTTCAAACTCAACACTTTCGGCAAGTGAAGCGAGCTTGTCTTTCTGAGTAGCAGCAAGGCCCTCAGAAATCTCATCAAAGATTCCTTGTGCAACCGACTCTGCGAGACGCTTGTTTAGGGAAACGTTCTTCTCGATTTGCTCGTTGAGTTTTGTCTCCATTTCATCAAGTTTTTCTACCATGCTCTCAAGCACATTATATTTATCTTCAGGGATTGATACATAATGTTCTTCAAAAAGTCCTCTCAGACCAGTCATGAAGGATTCGGTTAACTCCTCCTTCAGACCACCTTCGATTGAGAGTGCGTTCTCTTGGAACCACTCTTCAGCAACATACTCTAGATAAGAATCGACACGCTCAGAAAGAGCTTCAGCGATTTCTTGTACTTCTTCAGTTAAACGCTCTTCATAATGAGCTTCTAACTGCTCTTTGATTTGTACAGCCTTTGAAGTAATTGCTGCTTCAAAGATTGTTTTTGCTTTTTCCTTAAACTCTTCGGAGAGTTCTTCGCCTTCCATTAGAGCATTAACATCTTCTTCGATGTCATATTCCTCTTCAACTACTTCCTCTTCTTCTCCTTCTTCCCCTTCACCTTCTTCTACCACTTCTTCCTCACCTTCAATCTCTTCCTCTTCAGACTCCGCAATTACTTCTTCATCATCTAGATCCAACTCTTCTTCCTTCATTCCCTTTGCGGTTTCTGCTGGCTTAGCACCTTTATTTACAACATCCTTGACTTGCTTAAGAGTTGCTCCTGGGGTCTTCAGCTTAGCTGAATCATCATCAGACTTATAATTGTCTGGGGTAGGACCACCAAGATCTTCCCAAGAACCAGTTTGACCTGGGGGAATATTACCTGATAGTTTTGGCATTCCTTCTGCAGCAGCTGCACCTGAGTTAACAGCAGTTTTGGATGGTTTAGTGCCTACTTCCATTTCTTGTAATTGTTTGCCACGAGACATTTGAACTCTCCGATTTTCCTGTAGTAAATCTATATTTATTTATAAATTAATAAATTACAATGAATTTAGGAACTCATTGAATAAACTTAATTTATAGTCTTCCAAAATATTTTGGTCAACTAAAGAATTAATTCTTTTTTTGGTTTGCTCGGCATATTTTTCACGAAGAATGCCACCATCCCAAATCCACTCCTTACCTTCCATAATTCCTTGAACAAATGCGTCAGGAGCTGAAGGATCTGCTACAATATCCGCAGCAGTCGCAAGCATAAAATCTTCACCAACTTCTTTGTAACCTTCTCTAGTTTCTCTTAATGAACCAATACCACGAGAGGAAACGCCAAGAGTTACTCCATCTTTAAGAAGAGATTCGGCAATTTTTCCCATTGGTGTTGAAAGGATCTGTGCCTTACCAATGAAGTTATTACCTTCTCGATAAAGATCTGTAATCTTATGAGAAACTCTATCGAGATTCACAGTTGGTCCATCTGGATGTCCTAGTTCACCAAGAGCACGTCCTTTTTGAACATAATTTTCATTATAACGTTTTACTTCTCTTTCCATAATAGAAAAGGGATATTTTCTACCATTACGATTTACACATTCGGACTGTAGAAAAATTCCTTTAATGTAAAGATTCTTTTTACCACCAACTGTTTCGGTGATAACTTCTACTTTTTCGATTTCTTCTCTGATAAGTTTCATTATGCTTGCCCCGTAACTTGTACTTGTTGGTAATAAAGAGTTCCTGAACCAACACCTCTAGCAGAAACTTTGTTTGAGATGCTGATTGATGCATCATTAGATGAAAAAGCAGTAACAACTCCACTTGAGTTATGATTAACTACCATTCTTGTTTGATGGTATCCATCATAAGAAGAGGTACTGTCCACAGACAAAACTTGTTTGTGAGAAAAATCATAATAAGATTGACCACTAGCAGATAAAGATACATAATCGCCGACACCAAAAGGAACTTGAGTTCCTTCTGGAACTGTAATTGTTGTTGTGGTTCCAGTTGTAACACCTACAACACGATTAGATGCTTTAGTCAGTGCCAATGTTACTGATTCACCGGAAGAAACATAATAATCTGATGTTGTTGCGATAGGATCTCCATCAATCTTTACATGAGCAGCACCACTCACTGCCACAATTCTCAATACGTTAGATTGAACAGAAAAGGCAGATGATGTGGTAGCAGTTCCTGCAGTAAATATAAAAGAGGATCCAGCACCTACTGGTCTATGAGTCATTATTCTTATAATACATTTAATAGTTATTTATTAAATTAATAAATCTCCCTCCATTGGAGAGCAGCAGCAACGTTAGCAGTAGCATTACCTGTAGTAGTAATAGTTCTTACAACAAGCACATAAATTTCAGAATTTGTTGAATTTATATTTTGAACAATAATATTTTTCTTTGCCTGACTCAATGTTCCAGAAGCAACTGGTGAAAGTGAGTTTTGGGACGCACCAGAAGGAACATAACCCGATGCAAAAACATCACCATTATTGTAAGTTGTTGCATCAATACAAACTTCAACACCACTATTATCAGAAGCAGAAGTCCAAGTTAAAGTTCCCGCATTACTCAAATAAACATCACTTGGAAGTTTTATAACTTTATAAACAATACTATTGGTCTCACAAAATAATGAAA